ATGGCACATTCACACTCTCATACTGCTTCGCATCTGCCGGAAGATAAGAACGCGCGTCGGTTGCTGTTCGCATTTTGTGTCACCGCCGGATTTATGCTGGTTGAAGTGGTGGGCGGCATTCTTTCAGGATCGCTGGCGCTGCTGGCCGATGCCGGGCATATGCTTACCGATGCCGCAGCCCTGTTGTTCGCTCTGATGGCCGTACAGTTTTCCCGGCGTCCTCCAACCATTCGCCACACTTTCGGCTGGCTGAGACTGACAACGCTGGCCGCGTTTGTTAACGCCATTGCATTAGTGGTGATTACCCTTTTAATCGTCTGGGAAGCCATTCAGCGCTTCTATACGCCACGCCCTGTCGCAGGCGGCATGATGATGACTATCGCAGTGGCGGGTTTGCTCGCCAACGTGTTCGCGTTCTGGCTCCTGCACCGGGGGAATGAAGAAAAAAACCTCAATGTGCGTGCCGCCGCGCTGCATGTGATGGGGGATTTACTGGGATCGGTCGGCGCCATTTTTGCCGCACTGATTATCATCTGGACAGGCTGGACGCCAGCGGACCCGATTCTCTCGATCCTGGTTTCCATACTGGTGTTACGCAGCGCCTGGCGTCTGTTAAAAGACAGCGTAAATGAATTACTGGAAGGCGCGCCGGTTTCGCTGGATATCGCGGCGTTGCGTCGCCATCTCAGCCGGGATATTCCCGAAGTACGCAATGTGCATCACGTCCATGTCTGGATGATAGGAGAAAAACCCGTGATGACGCTGCATGTGCAGGTGATCCCGCCGCACGATCATGACGCGTTGCTGGCGCGCATCCAGCATTTCCTGATTCACCATTACCAGATTGAGCACGCCACCATTCAGATGGAATATCAGCCGTGCAACGGGCCGGACTGCCACCTGAATCAGGGGCTATCCGGCCATTCGCACCATCACCACTAACTGGAAAGCGCGTGTGAGCCTCGTTCGCGCGCGCTGTTGATCCACATCCGGCTGCCATTCAGGGCGATGAAGGTCAGGATCAGATACTCCAGCGACATCGCATAGACGCCTTGCAGTGCGAAGATCACCACGCTTATCACGTTGATAATCACCCACAGCAGCCAGTTTTCGACATACTTGCGCGTCATCAGGATCATCGCCACAATCGACAGCACCATCATGCAGGAGTCCCAGAACGGGAAGGCATCAGGCTGCAATTCCGGCACGGCGACCGACAATCCCAGCGCCTGCATCAGGTTGACGGCGACGCGAGTCAGGAAAGCAAATACCGGATCGATATACGCGGTCATCAGACCTATCGCCACCACGCATACCGCCAGCCAGGCCAGCGCTTTTGGCAGCGGCAGCCAACGAATTTTCAATTCAATCTCATGCTGGCTTGTTTTGCGGGACCAGTGTAGCGGTTCACAAAAAGCGCGAACGCGATCCAAAAAAGATGCGACACCGTGTTGTGTCGCATTTTAAGTGAACTACTGGCCTGAATATTCTGGTTTAGGGTATGGCTGAACCCTGAAAAGTTTTGAGTTAAGCCGTTTCCTTGCCCGCTTGTTCAGGAATCGGATGTAACGAAATTGCCTGAACTTGTGAACGACAGCACGTTCTTTATTTGCCCTCAGATATTCCCCACGCTTTCCACCGCGCTTAATCGCATTCATGGCTATCTCGTGATACCAATCGCCGTCCAGTTCGTAGAATGTGGTTTCATGACTTCCGATAAAGTCAAAGTTTGATGCCTGGTAAACAACGCCAGACCTTCCGCAACGTTCGTCGGCGAAAGACTGAACCCACTCCACAGATGGGTGGAGTAACTTGATTGTTTTTAACGAATAGCTAATTGTTCTGGACTCAGAGTTGCGGGGCATGTTGTCATGCAGCCACATCCGGTTCAGTTCCATATACCCGCGATTTTCTGTATCAAGCACGACACGCCTGCCAGAATTGGGGTTTAATGCATATCCCCACTGTAGAACGCCAACCAGATCGCGGCCACAGAACACGCCAAGATGCAGATATGAGTTATTCACAAAGCGATGTGAGTAATGCTTGCTTACTATAACTATTCGGGCCAGCCAGCAGGGAATGGTTTCTACTCTCAGTTCTTTAGAACCATATCCCACGATCTGACCGTCATACTCAATGATGCAGGGTTTTGTCAGAATGCGTGATTTTTTCTCTTTTCCCACAATGTTTCTCCGTGGGATGCTCTGTGGCATTCGAGATTAAGATGATACGTTTGCACCTCGGGCATTTAATTTCAATAGTGCTGAACGTACCTTTAAAAAGTAATTTAAGACAGTTTGAACATCGATATTCTTTCATTCCCCCTCCTTTTCAGACGCGAGGGGGATAGTACAACCGGCATTTTCAGATGGGGATTATGGTGCTTGAATTGATCGTTTTAGACGATCAATTTTGCAATGTTAATTGATTTAATCGATCTGATGTATCCACTTTATACGGGAGCTTCAGGCCATACCGGTTCACTGGTATCAACCCTGTTAACCTGTACGCGGTACTTTTTCCACTCAATCAAAAGCGCTGTTTCTTCTTCAGTTGCTTCACTCAAATCTACAGCATCCTGAAGGGGGGCAATTGCAGCCGTAGCCACCGAGAGCAACTCAGCTTTCTTTGCTTCCGCTTGTGCTATCAATTCATCTTTCGAATACTGGCGAGGCTGAATTTTACCGTCCTTGAACACCCATCCTCCCATAATGTCCACATCCTGATTTTCCGGGGTAATTTCGACTTCTACGACGCTGAAATCACGCGGGTAAATGCTCGACACGTCTTTGCTGATACAACGAATAATTCCCGCGCCGTCATATGCCACTTTCAGTGTGTCTGGCATAAAGTCAGTCTGCGATTCGTACCAGTCCCGGCCATCATCAGATATAAAAAACTCTACACCGTGTTCATCATTTAAGAAAAGTTTATAAGCATCGGCCGGAATGTATTTCGTCAGGTTCTTAAGGTGTTGCATGTCATTTTCCCTCATGATTTAGGTCGTGATATTAACCCAGGTGCCGTTAACTAATTTCTGGACATATCGGACAAGCAGAGAACCGTTATTCGAGCTTCCGCCCACCATCGCAATCGCCGTTGCAAATGCCGCATCGTTAGAGGAATACCCGCCACCATCACTAAATGAACGGACTTGCGTTGCACTTACGCGGATATTCTGTACATAACGCGCATCAGATGCGGCTTTTGTGTAAGCCTCTCCCGCTGGCGTGTAATTTCCTTTAGGCTGGAAACGACCGTCACTTTCTGCTTTCGTATAAGCCTGACCAGCAGGGGTGTAATTACCTTTAGCCTGATAGCGTGCGTCAAAGTTCGCATAATTGCCTGGAATGACCTGTTCTTTCATTGCCAGTCGTCCCATACGGACATCTATATAACCCATGATGCCGCGTGGAGCATCGGCAGGAAAAGAACTATAAAAACCTATTCCATACCAGCTTTCTAATAACAGATTTGCACCGTCAAAACTGGCGGCATCTGCTCCGGGATGAATACCGGCCATCCCGGCATCACCGACCTTACTCCCCCGCAGAGTAAGCCCTTCATTAAATCGAACGAATTTACTAAACACACCTCCATTCGATGCGGATACTGCATCAACATCTGGTGCAGAGGGCTTATTGAATGTATTGTAGAATTTTGACCATGTGGCTGTTTTATTAGCTGTATTAACAAGACCAACATAAAAATGTACATTGCTGGTCAAAGTTACCAGGTATTGATTGCTGTAAATATTGCCAGCGTAAACGGCGAATCTTGTATTACCAGAATCAGCAGGGATGCCCACTGTCGGCGAGGTGGTTCCGCTTCCCATCGCATTATACTCACCTGAGCAAGTAATATCGTAAATACTGGCTAACGACTTCACGCTACCGTTACTCACACCAAGCCCGTAATCACCGACCTTAAGTAAACGTCCTGCGGTTATATCATGATCAGATGTAGTGAGGTCAGCAGTCGCACCGCCTTTGAGACCAATATTATCGCGAGTTGTTTTCTGTGCTGCTGCACCGGCGTCTTTAATTTCGCTAAGGAGATTAGTTTTAAGCAGAGCATCTTTATTGACGATGGCTTTAATCGCGAGAGCCAGTTGATTGAACTGCGTTTTTTTGGGGGCAATACCCGCCACTGTCAACACATTAATCAGTTCGGCCTGCACGATATTAAACCAGTCCTGCCCCGGCCAGCTCGGCGAGTCGGTTCCGCCACCTTCGGTAAACCAGCGCGTGGCGGAACTCTGCTGCGCAGCGGGTGCAGGCATGGAGGAAATGCCGCTGTTATTATCAAGGTGAAACATATTTACTCCTCGTCGATATAGACGAATTTATAAATCTGGTGTGCCGGTTTAGATTTTTCTAATAAACACTCAAGTGCACCGGAATCATAAACACGCAGGGGCGTCAGAACGTTATCAAGCACCGTGGCATTGCGATAACTGATACCATCCAGCACATTAACAATCGTTGTATACTGCCCTTCATCAGAATCCGTAAGCTCAACGCGATAGCCATATTGCGCGGCAAGCCATTCATAAAAACGCCGGTTAAGGCTTCCCACCATCCGCATTTTGTTTGCGGCGGCTTTCTGGCGTTCGCGAATCGTTCCGCTTTCGGACGTACAGTCCGGCAGGCCCAGAAAACCTTCCCAGTCTCCAAGCAACATAACGGCGGTGGACGGAAAACGCTCCTTAAGCAGCTGCGTCGCGGCAGAGTCGGCCTGCTCAACAGAATCACTGAGCGCCCCCGACAAACGCCCGAGCGTACCGGATGGCTGTTTATTCCATGCCTTTCCGGTGGGTAATAACGCCAGAAAGGCTCCCTGATAAGGGGAGCTGGTTATTTCCACGTAATTACCCCCGGCACCAGTAATTCCGTTGCGGCAGAATACTGAATATCAAGCGGCTTACGGACGTCAAAATCATTCAGCCCGGTGACACCGGCAACTGAACGGATAATATGTGACGGAGCCATTGCGCCGCCCGGCGACGCTTCGTTATAAAATAAAGCCGTGAGCGACTGCCTTACCGCTTTCTGCATTGTTTCTGTATTAGGAGAAATATAAATCTCCATATCCACCGGCTTTCGTGTCAGCGCAAAGGTCGTAACGATTATTCCGTCAGGTTTTCCGACAATAAGCCCGGTTACTGGATCTGGATGGCCTGAAATATAATCATCAACACGGGTCACATCAGATTCAGTCGGGAATATATCGTCGTTATTGTCCTGCACAAACGTTACTCCAACCGTGCCGCCACCTTTCCATGTTGGCAGGCACCATGCGCGGGTTACGCCCGGAACTTCCCGCGCCCAGCGTACATAATCGTACTGATTGCCCCCGAACGGCGGATACTGAACGCGATATTCAAGCCGCGCCAGCAACTCTCCGGCGCTTTCAATATCAGCACCGCCAGTGATGCCCTTTGTTGCAACAGCATCAGGCAGAACGTTAGCCATCGGCGTAATAAGGGAAAGAACCGTGTCGGCAGGGGTGTTACCGCTTTTACCGGCATTGACCGCCGATATTTTCACGGCAATATCTCCGGCACCGCCAGAACTGGCATCTTCCATGCTGACGAATACCTCACCGTCAGCCCGTTGCCAGCGTGTTCTGGCCGGAATGGTCACCGCATCCGTAACGGTAACGGTGATCTCTTCACTGGCCCGCGCCGCCTGTTTGCGACGAACGCCCCAGAACTGACAATGCTCAAGCAGTTCAGCCTCATCAGCGCTGCCGGGGATAATCTGACGGCTTACCCACTGAATGTGCTCATGACAGCCTGCGGCCAGCCCGGCCTGAGCATAGGCCAGCGCACTCAGCGTCTTCTCTCTGGCCTGCGGCCATGTTCCGGGCAGTCGCTGTTCAATGTTCTGCTCTGTGCGGGCTATTAAGTCAGACAGTCCCGGCGCGTTATATGGCATTTAAAACCCCGTTTAAATCAGTTTTAAAAGTGAACGGCTCAACAGAACCATCAGGCAATGTCAGCGTAATATCCAGCTGTAGCGTACCGCTCACGGGCTGGCTGGCCCCGACTGCGATGCGGGTGACACGCCCTGCATCTTTCAGCCACTGGAGCGACTCAAGCGCATAATCGGCGGCACGCTCCAGAACGGAGGGGAGCGTCTTCTCACGGGAAAGTAACCACAGACGTGATCCAATGGGACGGCTGCGGTAACTGTCTCCCCACCATCCGCGACGATCGCCATCGTTGCCGGGAAGTTCGTCGGAATCCTGCGCACGGCGATCGGTAAAAAGCGAAATAACAACCTCTGTCGTAAGGCTGTCGTCGGTCAGCATGTCGATCCCGTTCTGAGCGATATCGCCGCTGCCGTCTTTCCATACAATGGCTAAATCCGTCATAGCATCAGCCCCGTCATGCCGCCACTGTCGCCTTTATGATTATGTTTGTCGGTGGATTTGCCGTTAATGATGGCGTCCGGTGCTTCAATATTGCTGTCAAACTTGCTTTTACCTTTAACGTTCAGTCCTTTCTGTATCTCCACGTCGCCGGTGTATATGGTTTTGGGCGTGTCCACAGTCATGCTCTCGTCTGCATAAATCTCGACGGTTTTACACGTAATAATCAGCCGTCCGTCTTTCGTCAGGCGCATACGGTGGCCTTCATAGTGATACACACCGGTATCACCGGCAGTCAGCCCTGTCGGACGATAGCGACGGTCTTCAACAACCAGCGCAACGGCATGATCACGTTGTGCGCCGATGCAGGCGACAATTGCCTCAGCCCCCGACAACGGGACGCTGATTTGCCCGTAATTGAGCAGGCGCTCCACGTCGTCCGGCTCCTCGTCTTCCAGCATACTGATCTGCACGTTCTGTGCCTTCAGCGCATCGTTAACCACATTGACCACGGCACGGCCCAGCATCAGGCGGACACGGCGCATAAACGGGGCCATCATGCGACCAAATACAGATTCGTCCATCACGGGCGTTTCTCCGGGTGATTGCGGTAATATTCTTCGGCCAGCGCATCGATACCACCGGCACTGGCGTTGCTGCCTGAACTTTTACCTTTACGGTCTTTTTCGACAGGAACGAGGAAACCGTCGCGCGGGGCCAGCGTAAGCGTGGTTTTAACACCTTCGCGATCGTCAAGGGTCAGCACCACTTTGCTTACCAGCAGTGGGCCGGTCTGAATGGCAAATTTCGCCGCGTCGATTTCGGCCAGAATGTTTGGCATCCAGATTTGACCGTTTGAACGCGTCCAGCCGTCCAGTTGCGCCTCAAAGGTCACGGATTTTGCCAGGCGGCGACGCTGCTCACGCAGTGCGCGGGCCGTGGCGCTTTGTGCATCAATCTTGCTGTCTGCAAGGATGATCATCGGGCGGTAACGGGTGATCTCGCTGTCCGTGGCCGTACCTTTCTGGCTGGCGATGGTACGGGCATCAACGGTGTCTCCGACCTTGCCGTTTGAGCGGCCATGCCCCTTGACGGTGTATTCACTGAACCGATCGCGGTAGTCTTCATCAAAATCAACCGACAGCAGGTTCTCACCGAGTACGAGCCTGTCTGAGTGGGATTCATCAGCCCGCGTAAAGACCAGATCGCCAGCGGCATTACTGGTAATCAGCACCCCGCGAGCGCGGGCCGCGCGTCCCAGCGCTTCGTATACGGTTTCGGAATGATCAAGCGTGAAGCTGGTAAACGGGGCCGCTGATTCTGCGTCGGTAAGTTCCCAGCGAACGGCCACACCGTAGGGCTGGCACAGGTCACGCGCAATCTGCTCCAGCGTCCGTTTTTTCCACTGACCGCCTTTATAAATCGCCGCACAGTCAATAAGATCAGCCGTTTTATCACGGCCTGCGATGGTGATTTTCATGCTGTCAGCGCCCATCTGGCGGCGACGGCCATCGGTGTAACCGGTAATGACTGTCTGCCCGTCAATGGACAACGTGAACGGCTTTCCCGGAGCCAGTGAGGAAAGGTCTGTTGAGGTCTGTACGTTAACGCCCAGGTCAAAATATCCGGCCATTGTTTCAATGGAACGATTGACCGTAACGGACGTCCAGCCCGAGAATATTTTCCCGTCCACTTTCAGCTCAACGTTATTCATCAATCACCTCAACCTCAACGCCACCGGGGACAAATAAAGGATTCTTCACGCCGTTCCTGCGGGCCATTCGCTGCCACTGGCGGCTGTTGCCCGTAACCCGATAGAGCGCAACCAGCGCCGGTTCACTGCGTTTCAGCGTTGTTGTGGTCACACCCGGCAGGCGCAGCCCGCGATTACGTAAGTCATAAACGGTCAGCAGACGCATGTGAGTAATGCCGTTGCTGTCAGTTATGAAACCAGAATCTGCGGCCAGTAATGCGGCTGCATCCATCTGCTCCCCGATTTCAAGCGCCACACGCTCAATGTCCGTGTAGCTCTCAAAAATCGGGTGGCTTTCGGACTGCACTTCATCCGTTGATATTACGGAGGTGCTGCTGCCGGTGGTGGTTATGGTGTTTAACTGACTGCCTGTAACCGGCGATGAAACCGAACTGGTGCGGGATACGCTGGCGGAGATTTCCGGCGAACGCGGGGTTGTGCTCTCACTGTTGCCGCTCTCAATCGTCTGTGTCAGTACGCCACTGGCCGCAGCCGCCTGGCTAATCAGCGACGCATTTCCGGCAACGTGGAACAATGCGGCCACGTTGCCCACCGCAGCGGCGGGTTTATGGCTTACATCAATGGAAGACTGGCGCGATTTCAGATGTACATTAAGACGTCCGTATGCGCTGAACGCTGTCGAGGCATCCAGAATATCGGACAGGCCGGACAACGCCCCCAGCACGTTGGCCCCGAGCATCGCGGGCTGATTAAGCAGCCCGGAAACCGACCCTTTCAGCGCTGAAAGGGATGAAAGCAGGCTGTTAACATCCTGCAAAACGCCAACGTTCTCCACCGTGTCATAGATATCGTCCACAACGCCGGTGATGGCATCGAGTACAGCCGTCGCCCCTGCGGTGCCTTCCTGCACGTACTGCCAGGCATCACTGAGCGTGTCACCCAGCGAGCCGAAAAGGCTGTCTTTCTGGCTGCTCACGGCCGCAGCGGTATTTTGCTGTGATTCCGGTGCGTTGTCGGTGGCCGCAGGATAAACGGTGATCGTAAATTCAAAATAGTCTGATTCGTCGGCGTTGTTGCGGCATTCCCACGTATCCACCATGACGCTGACAGAACCAAAATCAGGATGTACCAGCTCGCCCGCGCCGGGGGCGTCAAGCGCCTCAATCAGCGCGTCTTTCGCCTTGTCTGCGTTTTTCCCCAGCACACAGGCGGAAAAGGATCGCTCACGAAGTTTTCGACCGAGATCGTTCGCGCCGCCCGTCTCCCGCAGGGGATACTCGCGCTTAACAATGCGACGGCCACCGCTTTGTTTTTGTTCCTTCAGGACAAGGAACGGCACGTTGCGAAATGTCCCTTGCCCCGAATCAGCACGTTTAAGGCCGAGAGAATCACGCACGCCGTTAATACTGTTTACAGTGCTTTCAAACATTCGGGCCTCACCACGCTAAAAAGTTATTGCCGGTAAATACATCCATCCCCATACCATCCTCGTTGACTGTCGTACTGGTGATACGCAGCCCGTCCGCCAGTTCAACGCGCAGGGAGGCATTTGCACTGACTTTCTGCTCAGGCGGTGGCGTCTGGTCTTTCGGTTCATTCCACTTGCTGTACAGGTCAGCCACGAAGCCGCCGAGGTAATCGCCAACGACGCCCCCCAGCGTGGCACCGGCGACGGTGCCGAGCGGCCCGACAAGTGAGCCAATGGCACCGCCAGCCCATGCACCGGCAGTGCCGCCGACTACACTGCTTTTGTCCTGAAGGGTGGCGTTATCATCGAGCAGAACAGGTGCGACAGCCGCCGCAGAAAGCAGAGGCCCGCCAAGCCGGGAGAACAGACGGCCACCGGCTTTCCCCATCCATGACAGTGCGCCCATACCTTTTGACGCCACGCGGCCTATGGCACTGTTTGCGACAGTGCGACCCGCAGCGCCAATAAAGCCACTGACGGAACGACCAGCGGAACCGAGAAAATTACCGGCTGCGCGGCCAGCGCCGGTAAACATACTGCCGACACCGCCGACAAGACGCCCTGCGCCGCCCAGCATTCGTGAGAACAGCCCGGTTCGTGCTGCGACAGGCGGAAGTGCGGCAGGAACGGCTGACGGGACAACCGGCACCCTGCGGCCACGTCCACGGCCCGGCCCGCGTTTGCGCTTACCGTCGCCAGCTATGTAGTCGCCGCCGCCAAAGCCGCCCACAGGCCAGTTAGTGACAAATACATGCTGGATAAGAGAAGGATTAGCCGTGATACCCGGCAGGGATGAGGCCGGGCCGCTGCCGCCATTGTTGCGGCCACGCCACCAGCGGTAGGCCCGGTACGGGGACGTCGCCGCCTGCCATGTAGGGCGAACGATAGCTGCACCCGCACGCAGGGCTTTATTTGCCAGCCAGACACCGCCGATCACTTTTGCCAGCGCTTTAAGGCTGACAATGTTCTCATCGACCCAGCTCAGGGCGTTTTTTCCCGCCTGGAGATAGCGCCACGTCTGCCGCGCCGTGCGTTGAATGATGTTAAAAGCAGTATTGAAATTACCCGCAAGCTGATCAGTGATGCGATCAAGTTCACTGAGGCCGCTGGCGTCCGGGGCACTTACCCGGTCATACCATCCCAGCACATCGCGCAACTGGCCTTTGAGCCGTTCAAATGGCCCCTTGTTCATCAGCTTGTCAGCGAAGTCTTCCCACACGTCGCCCATCTGTGCGGTGAGCCCCGTCCATGAGTTCATGGCGTTACCCTGTGCGCCTTTAGCCTCCTCAGACAACGCCTTAAATAGTTCATGAATGGACTTAGGCCCGAGTAAACCTTTATTACCTTGATCACGAACTTGTTGTTGCGTTTTACCAAACCTCTCCGCCAGTGTTTGATAAGCATTAATGCCATAACCAGTGAGAAGATTGGCATCCGCAGCGGTGATCTGCTGACGTGCAAACATCTGCTTAAGCTGCATGGAAGCGCCCTGAGCAGCATTTAAATCCCAGCCCTTGAGCGCCCCCTGATCCTGTAACATGGTGATGAAGTTTTTCGTTTGTTCATCGCTCATGCCGAACGCTTTGGAGGAGGTAAACTCCTGCATGACACCGGTCAGCCCCCAGGTGCTGTCTTTCGCGTTCTGGATGGCCCACTGCATCATTTTGTCGGCGTGCTCTTTATCGCCCTTGTACAGTGAGTTCAGCGCGATACGCTGGTTTTCACGGGTGGAGGCAATGCTGATAAAGAGTTTATTGGCCGTGTAGCCCATCCCGGCCACGCCCAGCGCACCGGCGGTCAGAGTCCGAAATGTTCCGGTGGCGGATGCCCCGAGCCTGTCGATGGAGTTAGAAACGCCGATAACGCTGCTGCGTAATCCGCGTAAAGCAGTCTGGCCGCTGTGGGCCATTGAGGAGAGGTTGCCCGCGAACTGGCGGGAGCGCTGGGCAATGTTGCCCATCAGATCAATGATGATGGAGGCGCGTAAACGTTGCCCGGCCATAATTCAGTCCTGTTTTAACGGTTTTTCGTGATTGCTTCTGCCTGTTTGCAGTGCCGGAAAAAGCGGGAAAGCGGCAGGGACAAGGCCCATTCCGGGCCTCCTTTAAGGATGATACCTATCGCGATCGCCGCTTTTTCAAGGTCATTCCGACACCGCAACCACTCGCCCCCGGTCATTACTCAGGGTGGCGGCCATTGCCATATCGCGCAATTCCGTCGCAATGGACAGGCGTTCGAAATCCTGCCGGGACAGGGATTTGATAAGATGCAGCGGCAGCGGCCCGTTAATGCATCCCACTTTCGCAATCTGACGACGCAGCATTTCCAGCCCCATCAGTGCCGGAGAACTGACCAGCACAGGGCCTTCTTTGGTCATAACCACTTTTTCTGAGGCAACCTGCGCATCGATCAGATCACCGGCACTCAGCTCACGAAACGTGACGCCATACTGCATCTCTTTGTCATTGCCGGTGCCGAACGGCAGACCATCAATCAGGTTAAACGCGTCGTTTTGCAGCTCACCGATAATGCTGTCGTGTAATTCCTGAGCTTCCGGGGTCATTTCAGTTTCGTTTTGCATGTTGCCTCTTTACGCAATGCGTTTGCTCTGTTTAGCCATAAAGGTAATGGAGATTTCTCCACCATCGTTTTTCGGTTCATCGGCCTGCCATGCGTTCGCCAGCATCCAGGTCTCTCCGGTATCGGCCTCAAACTCGACGGTGATATCCGTCCAGTTGATCACCTCATCCAGTCCGATATCACCGCCGCCCGGAATTTTGCATTCCACTTTTGCGGCGCGGGGTTTGCCTTTCCAGCCGTACACGCGGGAGCCGGTAACCTCCTCGCGGGTGGTTCCTGACGGGGTGAATGACGCCCCCTCAAGAGACTCAAGCTCACGGCCATTGACGCGGATGAACGCCACGCCCTGACGCTGATTTCCTGCCATAAATCCTCCTTACAGGATGAAACGGATCTGCGCCGCAAAGATGCGGAACTGGTTGATAAGGTTCGGGCCGCACAGTACGTCAAGACGGTCTTTATCGTCTTTGTTACGCACAACGTAGAGTTCGTCTTTATACGTATCAAAGTCTTCAACCAGCCCGGCTGTTTCCCATTCGGTAAACAGCGCCAGCAGCTCGGCCTTAATAATTTTCGGCGTCACAATGGGCTGACCGGGTGAGATAAATGTCCCGTCGTCTGCCAGCTTGTGGCGCGGGTATTTCTGCTGGATACGCAGGCGCAGCGAGTAACGCAGATAACTCAGCGTCGCGATGGTATTCACATTCAGGTATGACGGGTCGCTGTCACCGTACTTGTTGGTGCGGTACATCGTGATAAGGCGTTCAATCTGCACCTGATCGCCGTCATCAACGGTGAACGTTGAAATGCCGTCAAACAGCAGAGCATTGCGCTCGCTCCACTGGAAACGCTCACTCATTTCTGGCGGCATCAGTCCGGGAACGGTCAGCGTCTGGAGCGGGCGGGCCGGATCAATTGACAGCGCCTGTGCTGCCACCGCGCAGATACTGGCGCACCAGATGTATTGCGGTTGCGGCGTTGGCGGGACACCCATGCAGCTAATCAGGTGGTCGTTACGGCTGATCCCAAAGTTTGTGATATCGCCCAGCGAGCCGTGATAAGACGTTACGGCGAAACCATCAGCCTGGTTGACCGGCCCCCAGCGTTCCTGAAGCTCAGTACGCAGAAGATTCAGGTTCGGCTCATCCAGATACGGCATGACCATGAATTTGTACTGGAGTTCGCCAAGTGCGGCGATGGCCGGGGCAATATCCGGGTTGGACGTGTTGCCTGCCGGATACGTCACCTCCGTCACGATCCCACCGGGGATCACTTCCTGACCGTAGTAGTTCCAGCGCACGTCAGTAACAGAAGAACGCCCCGTAAATTTTGCCGTCAGCTTCACATCAGCATGTGAATCATCGCCATCGTCGCCACCGGCATCAGGGATAACTTCCGCTGTCACCGGCAGATCGCTGTTGCCGTTAATTAATGCCGCAAGCGCATCAGCGATATCCGCACCGGTATCCCCGGTCAGAACGGCCACTGGCAGACGAACGCCCGCGACATAGGTGACAAGCACGCCGTTTTCCGTCGCCGTACCGCGCAGATTAATTGTGGCAGCGGAAGCATCACCGGTGCCGTCCCCCTGGGCAACGCACCACAGCTCGGCCACGCGGTTGATATCAATAAATGCCTTCGCCATCAGGTGCAGCATGGAACCCTGACCGAACGCAGCAGCCGCCTGTGACGGAGAGAAAATGCGCACGGGCTTGTTATTCGGTTCACCCGCGCCGGTTGTGTTGCTCTGACCGAACATCAGTACACGCTGGCGCGGAGCCGGGGTGCCACTGACCGCATTGCTGTTATCAAACTCGATATACGTCAGAGGAACGCGCAGGTTCGTCGGGATTTCGTTAAAGGAAATGTCGCTCATTTCGCCTTACCACCTTTCTTTTTGGTTTCAACCACCACCACATCACCGGCAGCAACACGTCGCAGCCAGTATGCGTTCCGGGGTTTTCTTTCGCCCTTTGCGCCAAGCAGCTGCATGGTGCGGGGATCGCGCACGGACTTACCCGGCGCGGGTTTCACGGTAAATTCACTCATTGGCTTTCTCGTTAACGTGGATGTGTGCGGCAAACTCGGGCGTTCCGTCCGGGTACTTCCAGGTCTGCCAGTGGCGTTCGTAATCATCCAGACTGCTTTCATCGGGCTGTTTCGGAAGTGGCGTTATGCCGCTGAAATACAGGCCGTACAAAGCAACACCGGCATTACCCTGTGCGTCGGTATAGAGGTTCTGCCCTTTGGTGGCCCTCATGCCGGTGGTGTCACCGAATTTCTGCCCGTTAATTCCGGCAACCAGCCGTTCAACAATCTGATAGATTCCGAGGCGGTCAGATTCACGGCCATTCAGCATTTCGGCGACAACATAAAACACCCAGCGGCTTTCCACTTCGTGGCGCGTTCTCCCTTCACCGAAGCCGAGCCATGCCAGATAAACTGCCGGTGGGCTGGTCAGAATCCGGCGAATATCGATATCAGACCAGGTGCCGGGATGAGTATCGACCTGCCGTAGGGTTGCCCCGAAAAGCGCCCGGACGCGCTCCAGTAGTGCGGTTTCGGTTTCCCCGATCATCAGATAAACCCTTGCTGTTTACGGGAAAAAACAGGTGGATCAGACTGCACCTGCGCCAGATTTTCACTTTCGGGAGCCGTTGCCGCATCGGCATCCACCCCCAGCGGGGTTTTGCCATCACGGACACTTTCCAGCCAGCGAACTGCGTCCTTGTAGCGCTGCGTGGCCTGTTCCGTAGCCCGGACGTCATTCATCAGATACCAGGCAATAACGCAGCACTGCTGCGCCAGCGCTCCGGGCACCACAGAAAGCGGTAATGTGTAGCGGGCCGAAATATAGCTATCAATCATCGCCCCGGCGTCAGCCAGCGCAATTTCAATCAGGGCATCATCAGGCTGGCCGTTATCGGTTTTACCTTTCGTGAGCAAATCAAGATTGCGACGCTGATAGCGCAGACACATATCGCTGACTGTGGCGTAAATCATTCTGCGGCGTCCTCTTCCAGCGCGGCTTTAAGCTGTGCCGCCGAGATGTTTTCCCCCAGCACACCGGATACAGCCGCCACGCGGGGCGCTCCGCTCTGTGTGAAGTGGTCAGAATTTGCCTTATCCAGCGCGGCTACCGCGTCACGGATGCGGGTATTCAGGCCGCCCACATCCAGAACGTCCATCCCCCCCGGTAGAGCATCCGGCGACACTGGCGTTTCAGATACCAGTGCGAGATGAAGCACGCTGTCAGTGCTGAGAATCGCCAGTTGTTCAGGCGAAACATTTTCCAGGGTGTTTTTGCCGCGAATGAACGCGAAACCGGCGCGGCGGTAAATCGGGCGAGGACATTTAACTTCAACACTGTAAAATACCGCCCGATTTTCCCCAGTCCCGTCACCAGCACAGCCAGCGCCACTTTTAATTTCTTCAGACATGACACAGAATTCTCCCTTTAAACGGTGTTAAAAGGCGGTCTGAACCGCCTTTAATGCGGGCTTACAGGTAGTCAGCGACAACCAGCTTCAGCTTGCCTTTCATTTCGTTGCTGGCGGTGCCGTTCTGTGTGGTGATCAGTTCACGCTCAAGCAACTGCGTGGCGGCTTTTTCCAGTTGAGTCGGAACCACCAGATGCGTCGGTTTCAGGCCCAACTTTTTACCGCCATCAGCGTTGAAACCTCGCATCATCTGCCAGCCTGTCCAGAGATTGTCGAGGTTCAGATCTGCCTGCATGGCAACGGCCATTTGCCAGAATGCAAAGCCCACGGCGCGACGGGCGCTGACACCGAATAACAACTCGTCATCCATAAAGACGTGCTCGTCATCGATTTTGGTTTTAGTGACCAGTTCAGCTTTACGACGATCCTGGAAGATGAGTGGTTTCACGGCACGGGAACAATCCAGCAGATACCAGGGGGAACCCGTCCAGTCTTCGGACTGCATAAAGACGTTGCTTACGCTGACCGCCGCACCGGTGCCGTCCACCTCCGGGTAAACAGGGTGCTCGGTGTCAAAGAAATTCTGGCCGTCGTAGCAGGGCTGGCTGAATCCCTCTTTCAACAGGTTGAAAATCAACTCATCCGGCTGCACACCTGCGGCGCGGCCCATTTCCGCGAACATCGGGCTGTATACCCCCAGGTTGTCGTCTTCAAAGTCATCGCGCGGAATACCGACAGTGCCTTCATAGGTTTTGTTGTTAATGACGTAACCGTGCGCCTGCATCTGCTTAATCACACGCTTGCCAACCCATTCACGCAGCGACGGGAACTGACCCAGCCAGCCGTAGGTGTTCGATTTGGATGAGGAAGGCACCGTCATTGCAATCTGCTGGTACTGCGACGGCGCGGCTGTGAGACCACCCTGAAAATCCTTACGGAAGGAGGTCATCAGGGCAGTAATACTTGCCGGGGTGATGATCATGCGTTTTCATCCTCTTTGAGTTTCTGATATTCCGCATCGGTCATGCCGAGCGCTTTAGCTGCTGCTTTCTCATCGGCTGACAATGCGGCCAGACCTTCTTTCCGGGTGTCCGGGACTTGCACCGTTAGGGTCTGCATTGCCGTCAGTGCCGCAATCGGCTGTTTTTGCTCCAGTTGCGCCGCCAGTGCGGCCACGCCAATTTGCTTACCGAGTTGCTCGTGGTAACCGCGCTCGCTTTTAAAAATGCGGCCTTCCTGTTCGGCCTTATCCAGAACGGCGCTCAGGCTGACCGTTGCACCTTCCGCTTTAGCCTCTGCCAGTTCCTGACGCACGGCGTTATAGGTTTCAACCGGTACGTATCTGGTCAGGTCAACGCTGTCGCCAGCGGATTTGGCTGCGCTCAGTTCCGCAGAAAGGGTTGCCACTTTGCCCGCATCCGTTTTGAGCGTATCCAGCGCCGACAGAGCAGCTGTGGCCTGTTCATCAGTCACGTCGGCATTTTCAGGCACGGTAATGCCCAGACGCGCCAGCAACTGACGCAGCTTTTCATTCATGGGAGTCTTCTCCTGTTGGGGGTTGTCAGAGTCGGGAAGCGTGGCCGCAAGCGCCGCCAGTTTTTGCATACCGGTTGCGCCGGGGTCATTAGTGAGCGCCGCGAAACGGATTTGCAGCACGTAACCTGTTGCGCGGTCATAAGGGAAAACGGCAGACAGATAACCGAATTCTCCGGCATCGATGCGCTGTTGTGCCGCAGCCGTCCAGCGCGGCTTAATGAACAGACCTTCACCTTCGCGCCACTGCATTTCGTCAGCGCTAAACCAGCCCGCAGCCGCCAGTTGATCCGGCGTCAGACCTTTGTCCTTGCGCAGCTGGTTATGCTCATAATCAATGAGCACGTCCTGACCGAGCGCACGAACGTCATCAATCAGACGGGTGGCAATTGCGCCATCAATGAACCAGCCTTTGCCGGTTTTCACATCGAACGGGCGACCATCGCGGGCGCTGAAATGACCAGCGGGCAAAAGCTGACACCAGCCATCAGTGATGGAGAGTGAACTGAGGACAGCGATGCCGATTGCGATTATGTTTCGTTTCATGGCCTGCTCGTGTTGTTGTCGGAGAAGCCATTTTCAGGGACAGCGGATATCGGGTGGGGTTATGGAACTTTACTAAGTGATGCAGGGATATGAGCGGGAAACAGAACGTTCAGCGGAAATAAGATATCAGAGCGCGTTTAAACCCCGTTCAAAAGCGCACACAGGCGTTCAAAAGATTTCAAACGCCTCATGGCATAGCGTGATCGCGTTCATGGGGTTACAGCGCCTTTGGCGCGTTTTTCAATGGCGGCATAAATATCCTGGCGTCCTGGCTTATCCAGCCCCATGTACGGGCGGGGTTTAATCGCTGCCGGGCCGGGGGCCATACCCGGTGTGCCGCCCCATTGATGAATCGCTGCGTAAATTTTGGGGGAACCAATCAGGGCATAATCCGGGCCGTAATCCGTTGTGATGCTCCGGGCCAGATCACCGTGCAACGTCAGTATTTGCCCCGGAATATAACCATGATCCGCTCGCCACGCCAGATAAGGGTCACTCCATTGTGCCCAGTGCTGGCCCGTTACCGGGTCAGCCTGTTTTTCAAAGGCCTGCTCAGTGGAGGATAACAACGCCCCCGCAGCAACGCGCGGAATGTCGCTGTCGTTCGCCATTTCGCCCAGTTCTTTAAACGCGGTCTGAATGCGGCGAATATCCATAACCACGGCTAAATCAATGCTCATAAATTGAACTCCGTCAGGGGATGCAATATACTGGTCACAGGAGAAGGCGCTGTACGCTTAACGGTAAAGTCGGTGTCAACCCCACAACAGGGGAGCACGTATGCAGGTTCGATTCCTGTCAGCGCCTTAATCCACTTTCCCTTCCAGCACTTCAATTTTTCCGCCCGCAATATCTGATTTTATGTCGTTAATATCCGGCAACCGGTATGCGTTGATCAGAACATCAAGCAGGTCAGACTGGCGTTTTACGGCATAGGGTGCATTGACCACCACTTTCGCCACGCCATCACGGGCGCTGACCAGATAGATCAGGTTTTTATGCACGTTATCCCACAATACCGCCTGTGGCGCGGCCATCAGCGCAGGTAACAATTGCAGATCTTCCGGCAGCAGTGCCACACCGCTTCTGTGATGTTTCGCACTGTCGGCGTGCATCAGGCTTTTTTCACTCATCACAAGCAGGCGTGACGGGTCATTACCGGTGCGCTGGCGCACGGCGTTCGCGACGCTCTCGGTCATAAAGCCCAGCGTCTGAACACCATGACCGGCGCGACGGGTATCCATCAGACGTCTGGCCCAGAGTGAAAACGACAACTGACGCTCGCGGCTGTTGTTCAGCGACTGGACAACCTGCTCACGCAGCTGCGCATCACGGGTTTCCACAAGTTTACGGATCAATGCCTGGTCAGTACCAAATGCCGCCGAACCAGGATTGTATGACCAGCCCACATCCGGCGTCATTTTCACGCGGCCATTGTCAAATGTGGCTGAGGTGGTACGGAACAGCTCCCCCGTGGTTTCATCAACACCGGCGTCCACATCGTGGGTATGCACAAACGATGCGCCATAGCTGACTTTCAGCCCCATAGATTTCATACGTGCAGCAGATAAAGCACGAACACGGCACCGGCACTCCCAGCCATTTGGCGGGTAATGCGTCTGCCAGAACACATCATCGAAACGAAAAACCATCAGATGCAGTTTTGCGTGTTCAGGCCGCGTTCTGCTGTCCATCACCGCGACGTACTGCCAGAACGGGAACTCATCCACGGTATTCATCATCTGCGCATAACGGCCCGCGTTATATGCCGTGCGGGTGTTCACGTTGTAGATGGTGGCAAGGCGGCGCGGACTCCCCAGTTGGATCTCTTTTGCGTTGCCGTCACCATCAACCACGATCTGTTTTCCCCACCATCCCAGCTTTTGCAGGCGGGGCGTCAGCGTCCGGGTGAACTCCTCGCGGGTAATACCATCATTAATGGCTCTGTCCACTTCCTCCCGGAGAGTATTCAGCACATCAAGACGCGCCGCCTTTGCCACAGTAAAAGCACGGGCGTGGGCGTCGGTCAGTTGTTCATACCAGTTCCAGGTGATGTTGTGTCCTTTAGCCCGGAAGTATGCCACGGCCTCTTTGGGTGGCAGACGGGCGGCATACGCCAGATCAACGGTCTGTGGCATCGAGACGCCCCCACAGGTCAGCCACGAAGATAGCCCGCGTCAGAACATCAATCAGCGCCGCATCATCCATCTCCGGGTAAAGTGCTCCGGCCTGTTGCAGGGCGGATTCCGGCCCGTCTTTGATAATGGTGGCAATCAGCGGCCTGAGCACCGGATCGATGGCGTTCTGCAATTCATCCGGCCTGATACCAGCGGCCATTTGATCCGGCGCATCCTGCTCAGGATGCTTTAGATCCTCTGCGGAGAGAGACGCCTGACCCGGCATGACAACAGGTTCAGCCGGTGCGACAGTGAATACCGGCTCGTCACCGTTCGGCTGCGGAATATTCAGTTTTTCCTGTATCCATGAAACCGGCACCGGCATCCCTGCTGACAGTTTCGGGATGGCGTCAGCAAACACCGCCATGTCCTCCGCTTCGCTGATATCAAAATCAATATATGGCAGGCGACGTGGATCAACCGGGGTGCTGCTGTTCAGGGCCAGAATGGGGTACAGCACATCACGGTTAAGGCTGCGGCAAAGTTGCACCACATCAGCGTTACGAATCTCGTGGCGTACTTCATTGTGTACTTCACCCAGAGAACGTGCGCCTTTGTCTCCGGCATCAGTGGTCAGCGTACCGCCAAGAATCGCTTTTGACTGTGATTTCTCAGCCCAGCCAATCATCGCCAGGAATGGATCGGCCTGACCGTCAGCCGCGCTCTGAAAATCCAGCGTCATCCCCATCGGGATGATGCCACCGGCGCGACGGCCAATATCCATTACCGCCTGCATTAACGTCGCTTTCTCACGGGCTGTGGCACCTGTCGGATACTTGCCGACGCGCATAGGCAGGCCGTAAATTTCCAGGAACTCAGCGAAATCACGCACGCTGTAGTTCTTAAAGATGAACGGCCATATCAGGGTACGCACCAGCCCGTGCGTACCAACGTAGCCCGTCCGGGATTTGGCCTGGTGCCGGAACCAGCCGAACGGCTGTAACGCGACACCTTCATAGCTGCCATCGCGCAGGCGTAATTCATGCAGATTGCTCGGGTTAGCGCAGAACAACCCTGCATCCCTGTGATGCAGGGCGACAGGAACACGCATTTTCCCCAGCCAGCCCCATTCGATCTCCTGCATCGAGTAACCTTTCAGAACCGCATCGCCTGCATCAAAAATACCGTCTTCGAACCATGCGGCATCACGCAGCAGTTCGTCGAGCATTTCGGCATCTTTCTTTTCCTGCGCTGTGGCGTTCTTCGGTGGCTTGATGCTCCACTGGAGGGACTGGATTGCCAGACGGCGTTTACTCAGTTCGGAAAAGATATGCGTGTCTTTCTCTTCCATATCAAACGCCAGATCCGCCTGTGCGGTCAGGTCGCCGCGTTCGGCATCGCGCAGCAGCTGCGCGGCGCGGTTCGGAGTGATACCGCTCGACGGATGCTCCTGCGTGCGCTTCATCACCAGTGACAGCGCTTCCTGCTCTGTCTGTAATTCATCGTCAAAATCGAACGGCTGACCGGTTAAATCAACAATCTGGCCCATTACCAGCCTCCTCGTTCAAAACTGTGATATTCATCGTCGTGATCGTCTTCGTTGTAATCGTCGCGGTTACGTGGCGGGATGGCCTGCACGCTGTCTTCATCAATCGTGAAACCATTCATGAACGACGCCCGGACGGCCATACACAGCGCCACGGCGCTGTCACCGTGGCGACGGTGCTTACCGTCAGTGTCTTTTGTCCGGCCCTTATCAATCTGCGGGACACCGTTAACGACCTTGATTTGCAGCAGATCGTCAAGTGTGGTCTGGTGGCGGGCGATGGTGAGATTGAATGCTTCAAATTCTCCCTTAAGTTTTGGCATCCACTCCTGATACCAGTTCTGCGAGAGGTTGACGCAGTCAATCATGTCCGGCCCGTAAATCAGACGCGCCGCTTCGGCCAGATAGCCGCCGTTGCCGGTTGCATCGAACGCGGCCCCGATAAAGCGCGGCAGGCGGGCCAGAATAAACAGCATAATCTGGCGCTGCTGGTCATACGTCATGTTGCGCAGTTCAACGCGGAACGCTTCGCGCTTACGCAGTTCTGCGGTGATTTCCAGCGGGATAAAAACGGTCAGATCGCCTTTACGGGCAAAGTCTTCCCCGAAGGCGTGTTTATGATTCGGATTCAGTGCGGCCAGCAGCGGCGCGAGTTCTTTTTCGCACCAGTCCCGGGTGATTTTTTCACGCGTGGCCGGGGACAATGATTCGAAGTTATCAGGTGCCTCAAACCGCAGAATCGGAATATCACGTTCCTGCGTCATGGCCGCTTCAATCAGTACGCGGCTGAGGTATGCGCCCCCGGATTTCTTCGGTATGCAGCCGTATTCCTCGTCGGCATCCTCTTTTGACGTGGCGTTTTTATACAATCCGTCCCGCCACGCCTTTTCCGCTTCCGGCGTCCATTCCTGACCGGTAACGTAACAGATGCGGCGATACAGACCGTCAGCGATGGCATCATCCAGCGTAATGCGGTGAACGCTGTAATCCTTGCGTCCTTCACGGGCATCCTGAATGTACTGATTAAACAGATTATCGACGCCGTTATGCGTGGAGATAATACGCACGCGTGCGCCCCACATGGTGAGCGCAAATGCCGCTTTTAACAGCTCGTCGAGAGATTCATGGAATGCGGCTTCGTCAATGACCACATCACCCTGAAGACCGCGCAGGTTTGACGGGCGGGAGGACAGCGCCTGGATTTTAAAGCTGCTGTTAGGAAACCTGATCATATAGGTCAGGATTTCCTCGTTTTTGTCGCTGTCCCAGAACGTCTGTTCCCAGACATCGGCCTTCGCCAGCTGGTTAAAGGCGCGGGCGAACAGAGCACAGGCGGCGATGTATTCCAGCGCCATCTCCTGTTTGGAGCCTACGTAAAACACGTTACGGCCACCACGGCGACGTGGCTTCGCCGCCGTCATTACGTTGCGACCCGCTTCAGCCCAGGTTAAACCAGTACGGCGTGACTTTTCAGCGATACAAATCTGGCTTTCGTCTTCGAACCACCTGCGTTGATAACCGAGGAAGACTGCCTCGTTAGCTGGCTGGGCGCTGGCAATATCGGTAACAATATCGACGCCGAGTTTTGTCGCCTCTTCCTGAAGATCAATCTGGCGGGGTTCACTGAGCGGAATTAACCTTTTTTTCTTCGTACTTTTTTCAATTCCTGCTTTTTTTTCAGTCATAATGCCCCTGGTTACTTCGAGACTTAAGGGAATGTTATGTCACCAAAAGCCATAAAATTACTTGAGATGTTTTGTAAGGCTGAACTGAATCAGCCTCTGGAAAGCTCGCAATTTGTATCGCTGGGAGGGTATGACACGCTTGAGTGTCTCTGGCCCCTGAATGAGCGATTCAAACCACGCATGGAACAAATCAAAACCATCAGCTACAGAAAACAGTTTGAAAAAGCCGCAGATGACGCTATTGCGGATTTTCTGATGAAGGACGATCACTGGTCAGAACTTCCGTTAGTCGTCTGGCGTGTGCTTATTGAACGCCATCAACAGTCAATCCTTCTGTGCATCGCTAATGCAGTTGCCGGTAACTCCGGGCTTATGCATATCCCCGTAGGGCTTTCTCAGACCTCGCGAACAAAGTTTGCAGTTGCGTTTTTGTGGTATGCAATGAAGCTCCCGTACAAAGTGACTGATGAATCACAGCTCGACATTGAGACACCATTTGATCATCTAAACGTCCGGCTACAGTAAGAGCCCTGTTGTGGGCGCTGGTCATCAGCGCCTTAGCTTTACAATCATTTTTCATGCTTACACCCCTACGCTTTACCCAGTAATACGTTGCGGATCTTCTGTTCCAGTTCCTCGCTCATGCCATCCTGACCGCGCAACTCTTCAGTGACTGCATTTGCCGCTTCCTCGGCAAATGCCTGGCGGATCTCTTTTTCGCGCTTATGGCTCGACATGGCGGTGGATTCCAGACGCTGCGCGGCCAGCATGGCGTTTTTCAATAAGTCGATATCGACGGCCGCTTCCGGGTTTTCAATCTGCTGCATCATGGCCTTAAACAACTGGCTGCGGGCCATCTCCAGAATCAGCTTTGTGGTTTCGCCCATTGGCTTGTCGCCGAGTTCGGCAGTGAGCGCCGTCGTCATTTCACGCATTTGTCGCAGGTTATGTCCTACCTGTTCGACATTGGTTGCATAGCGGTTCAGCCCGGAGCGTGACAGTTTCATATCTTCCGGCAGACCGGCGTCTTCAATCAGCGCGTTAATCTCTTCAAGGATCTGCGCCTGCGGAAGGGCCTTATCACGCAGCATTTCATGAAGCGTTTTACGCACGTTTTCCGGCAGTAAATCCACTTTTGAAGCCCGGCCACGGGTGGGTTTCTTTTCCATCAGATCTCCTTAGCGGGCGCGCGGGCGCTTCACGCCAGAAACCTTCGCACGGCCTTCGGCAACGTCCTGACCGCGCCCGGTGAGAGTGACGACATAAAAGCCGCTCAGGTTTTCGACAGTGACAAGGTTCTGCTCGGCCAGCCAGTCAATCTGGCCGCGAACCACATCACGCGAAACGTTATGGCCGTAAGCATCCAGACAGTCCTGGAGGATGGATTCATTGGCCTCGTTGTTGCAGTCGAGTAACGAACGCAGGATCACAAGTCGGCGGTCTTCGGTCAGAATGTCGTTAATCATCGTTTATTCCCGTTTACGGCGTTTTCGAGCAGTAGTTCAAGCTGGTGTGATATGCCTTTCATGGTGCTTGTAAGCACTTTTACCTCTCCGGCCATATCAGCCATACGCAGGCGCATTTCATGCATATCATCGGCCCCCGGCGCGTTGGCGTAGCGTGTTTCCATTTCGGTCAGCCGGTTCTCGATACGCTCCACGCGTTCGGTACTGGCGAACGTGCGCCGTATGGCCCACCATGCAATCCCACCAACAGAACCGAGCAACGCCAGCGCATAGGGCCAGAGGCCAAGAATTGCGTAATAAGAATCCATGCGGTTATTTCCCTGCACGACAGTAGTGACAGTGTGTAGCCATCGGCTGAATGGTCAGCACATCAGGCGCTAAAGGTCTGCCACAACCGGCGCAGACTCGCGGCGGATCGAATGCCGCCACACGGGGACACGTTGACGCGTCACCCTGCCAGTATTCACGGAGTAGCGCCTGCGCCGCCCCGTTCTGGTCTTTGTTCATATAATTCCTTTCTCCTGTCGTCCTGCTCCCGGATTGAGGCTTTATCGCGGTTGCACTGGCCCAGCGCCAGCAGCAGGTCGGCATTCCAGAACAACGATGCGCGATACGTAAACGGTAAAGGCATCGCGGGAACCGGTGTCTCTTCGGTCAGCTCGGTATCAATCTGCGGAGAAATGACCACCGGGAGCGCGGGCGTATTGTTCAAGCCTGCGCAACTCGTCAGCAGCGGCAGAAGGAACAAGCCGATCGCCGCAATCATCCTGCGCTGTAGCGGCGCTGATAGTTTGTTTCGCTTCATTACGTTGATTCTCATCAATGAGGCGTGCGGCGCGGTTTGCTGCACGGATGGCGGAAAACACCTGCATGGTCTGTTCCTGCCCGTGCAACAGCCACTCAGCGGTATTTCGGGCCTGTGTCTGGATTTGAAGATCACGGGTCAATTGCTCATTTTCACTCTGCGTCAGAACGGACTGGCGCCAGACATAACCTGTAAAAAGACCCAGCCCCAGAACCAGAAAGACGATCGCTTTATCACCTGAGATCATCCGGCCCCCTGACGTTCCAGATAGCCATTTCAACTTCACGGCGGTTCATCAGACCTTTCCACTTATGGCCCGCAGCAAAGACCCACCGGGCCATCTGGTCACGCGCACCGGCATAGTCGCCAGCGTTCAGCTTTTTAAGCAGGGTTGAGGAGGAGAACGCACCGGTGCCGGTGTTAAAGACGAATGTCGCCAGCGCGGTACGCTGGTAATCCGTGAGCGGCACTTTAACGAGGCGATTAATCGCGGCATAAACCGGCTTTAAATCGCTGTCGAGGAGATCCATACACTCGCTATGGGTGTAATGCTTCCACACGATATCCGGCCCGGTGTGGCCCACACAGACGGTCAATACCCCGGCCACATCGTAGTAAGGCTCATAAGCGATATTTTCGAGGTGAACCAGCGTCTGCCGGGTCATCTCCTGATAACCGCCCATACCACCACCGGCAAGTGCAGCGGCAAGCAGGGTTGCTTTCAGCTTTTTGGGAATTCCTGGCATCGTTTTGTCCAGTCTGTGAACCGGACGCCAGAATAAGAAATGTTCAGATTAGAAAGGGATTATGGTGCTTTAGAACAATCCGCACTCTCAAGCGCAGCCGATTGTTTCAGGCATTCAGGAAGGGAATAAATCAGGCTGGCGTCGGCGGGTGTGCAACTGGCGCTGACGGGCGATAATCTGATAAATCTGCGGCTGGGAAAGGCGGTGAGCACGACGCAGGTCTTCGATGTTACGCCCGTTAAACTGGCAGTAAATCAGATCGTCGCGCAGCGCTGTTAACATACTGCCGCCGCACGGGATGTAATACTGTCGCCCGCCGAGGTAATGTGACAGCGCCAGTGCCTGTTTGCGGGCCAGCGTTCGCGGATCGTCAGAAATCCCCTGGCGCTTTAACTCAGCTTCAAGGATATCAATCAATTCAACCAGCGAACGCGGCCAGCGTGACTCTAAATCGGCGGCGGGAATACTGTCCATATGCGCCAGCAGCTGGCTCATGTTCGGGTCATGCTCAAACATATCTGTTTGTTGTTCTGTCATGTAACCTCCTGATCTTTTGTACAGTTGAACATATAGCATACAAAAATTGAGGAATGTAATCACTCATTGAGTTAGTCAGCATTTATTTGCAAAATATTGTAAGCCCCATTTTTATAAGGAAACACTATGAAAAAAATGATTATAGGTTTGGCTCTCTTTGCCTCTCTGGTTTCACCTTCTTTTGCCGTGTCCAAGCTACAGATAAAAGGGGACTATCCTGTTTGCATTTCATCTGATGCTTTTGAGCGACTTCAGGCTATTCTGCAACATAAAGACGAGGCTGCTTTTAAGAAAATAATGACTACCGAATGCTTTATGCCACAGGAAGGGATCACTGTTGATAAAGTTGTTTCACGGGGCTGGACGAATGGGGTTTCCCACATAAAGGTGTACCATGATGGCAGGCTTCACGACTTGTGGACAAATACGGAAAATGTGGGTTCTCCCACCACCAAATAAGGAAACCCGCCAAACGGCGGGTTTTTACTTTAATTGTATTGCTGGAAACGCTTGCAAACACACTCATAAGTAGGCTTCACACCTATATCTGGCAGCCGTTCAAGCATACAACGCATATGCCAGCGCTTGAGGCTTTCCAGTACGGTTGATGCCTGATCACCTCGCAACCACTCTAGGCTGGCGACACCTTCGCCGCCGTTTTTAAGGCGCGTAATACGCCTGACAAATGCATTGAGTGACTTGTCTGAACCATCAGTGATAAAGCCCTGACGATGCATAATTTTCCAGATAACCCGGATTTTATCTGTCACTATCGGAGCCGCTTTGGGCTGTGATGGACGCAATGATTTCTCTCGTTTAAAACCTTTGCACTCCATAACCTTTAGCACGGCTTCCAGTTCGCCGACTTTCATATCACGGCAACTTGTTTTGCCGGGGATAACCCCGGAAAGCACAGAACGGTAGGTTTCATCATCAAGCGCCAGCTTTCTTCTGGCGACATGGATCAGTTTGATTAAGTTAGCCCTCTGCATTTTTCATCACCTCAGAAACTGGCGTTACCAGTTCCAGCCCCTCAATTTTACGGTACTGACGAACAAGGGAGGCTGCGGAGTTGAAATAACACACCCAATACTCGACCACATCATACAGGTGGGCATTTTCTTTCTGTTTTAACCATCGCTTACCACCTTTCATCTTTGATATTTTACGGATAACTGAGGCTCCAGGTCGGCGAGTCTGCCGACGCCAGACATGCTTTACCAATGGCCGAAACTGTTCATGCGTAGGTAAGCCCCATGCCGTACTGCGCTCCCCGTTAACCCAGACAATTAAGGCCATTTTATTCTCGGCAATAAAACGTTTATTAACTGCAATTTCTTCACCTGAGGGCATTCTGAATGTAACTTCGCTATACATCCTGCAAAGGGTATTCTGGATACCGTTCCACTGTTCTTTTGAGATAGTCATTATTCAGATTCCTTGTATAAAAGAGGGTTATGCAGGCTTTTTGGCACAGCGATATATAACGGCAAACCATCATGTTTTTCGCCAATTATGCGGCTGCATGTAATAACATTTGGCCCAAGTAACCAGGCTGCTGGTGCTGGTTCCCCGGCATCAGGTTCTTTATCTTTTTGTTGATTACCATTACGTAGACAATCGCTTGTATGAACCAGAGCGTTATCCCGCAGATACGACATCACAATTCCCGGTAATTTGCTTTCTGGTCGGGCGCTTCGTAGTGATGAACCAAGACGCTTGATTAACATGACCAGCTCACGCTTCCTCATATTTTCAGCAAGTAGTCTGCGGGCCAGTTCTCCGGCCCAGCCGTTACACTTCGCAGCCTGACGCAAAAAACCTTCATCAATAACCGGCTCATACTCTTTAAACGGTTGTTCGCCGGACAGTGGTACAGCACCTTCTTCTGGATACAAAAGGGATTCAATAAGCAGACCTTCATATGGCTCCAGCCCTTCCTGCGGACAACCTGCAATAGTGCCGGGCCGGATACAATATTCTTCATCAAGTTCATCGTTTACGGGGTCAACACAAACATCCAGCCCGGCAAACTCCGCCGCTTCCAGAATCTGACGCGCCGACAGGATCAGAACAGTATGACGCTGACTGCGTACTGTCTGGATCGCTTCCTGTACCATATCGGGCAGGAACTGCTCATCAACATTGAGTTCCAGGCCGTTAATAGCCCGGATAAGGCAGTTAATCGCATCATTTCTCCAGCGGATCTCGTCTTCATGTCGTTGATTACTCATAAAACAATAACCTCCGTTGTATCCAGTGGCAGGTAGCGCAGTATGTGCCGGTCAACAATTTCACCCGTTGAAACGCACTTAAAATGACTCAACCGGACATCAATACTCGCAAGAATAAACGGAGGCCATCCCTGCGCCCGTTTGGCCCTGCCAACCTCGGCCACAACATCAACGGACTCACATGTTTTTGGGCCACGGGCCAGCCGCATAACCCATGCAGGAAGCGTATTCCCTTCAACCCATGAATAACTGCTGCGGCGGGATTCAGAAGGTTGACGGCAGATGTCGTAATAGCCGTTTTTTTCAGCCAGAGAACCGCGATCAACAGCCTCGCGAATAACAGAAATAACATCCTGTGGGGCAGCATTAATTGCGCTGGCAATCTGAGTGCATGTAACCGGGCCAGAAGCCCGGATGTATGTTTTAATTTCGCTGATTAAGGATTGTTCACTCATAACATCACCACTAATTCATAAGTCAGATAAACGCCGGAAAAGAAAAGGAGCCAAAGAAATACCTGGGCTGACGGTGTGTATTTCATGCTTTTTGCTCCCGCCGTTGCTGTTCGCTAATCATCTTTTGTGCTGCCTGCATAAGCAGACCGATCGCCATTCTGGTTTGCGCTGCGGCATGGCGATTACTGGCGTTTATATCGATATAAAGAGACTCGGCCATATCAAGTGCGTCACCCGCATCCGAAAGTAGTTCACGCACTGAGGGTGAAAAGACGCTGACAGGTTCACTGTCCAGTCCGACGCGCCGGGCCAGACGGTTTAACTTTCTGGTTTTATGCTGCTCAATCATGGCGTCCATACCGTTATGGCGAAGTTGTTCAATCATGATCTCGACGTCGGCGGCTTCTTCCGCGACGCTGTTGCCGTTGGCCTTGTGGTTAACAAAGCGGGTGCAGGCTGCGGCCAGTTCGTTGCATTCTTCCGCTACGGTTAGAACCTGAGAGTCATACCCCCAGCGGGCAATAGCAGCATCGTAAATCAGTGGTTTACTCATCTTCCGCATCCTCCTCATCATCAGACAACGTCACTGAAACCGGCACGGCCGAGACAGGAAACGGCGTAAATTGTTCAAGTGCCAGCATCATACCCAGCCGTACTAATCTGGCTTTTTGAGTACCGGCCTCAATAACAAACTCCTGACCGTCATTAGCTTCCAGGCAAATACGGGCATCAGTGTTATCAATTACGAGACGGCAATTTTCTACACGCTTTTGGTGCCATTGAATTAACTCAAGAAGTGTGTCTTTTAATTCCTGTTCGTTCATAAAATATTCCTTTTGCTGAATCAGGCGCGAACGAATCCCTGACGCAAGCGCCTGTTATAAAAACAAGATTGATTAAATGGGTTTTAAAGCTTCGCTAAATCCAGAGATATTTGTTTATAACTTCCATCCCCCTGTCGTTCATAAAGCCGCAGATACTGACTGGTGCCGGTTACCTGAATGGCATCGGCAATAGCGTCCATTGCTTCATTCCATTTGTCGTCATTAATATCCAGTTGGCGCAACCCCAGCACCTGGTTAATATCAATCTTGCCCTGTTTATTAACACGAAAAGCGTGGTCAACAAGTGCCATAATCTTTTCATCAGCGCCGCCAGACCACTCGCTGATACAGGTATCAATCAGTTTTTTAGCCGCCTGAATACGCTCATCAAACACGCGATGCTCACCAATTGCCCTGACAAGTTTGTAACGGCCATCAAAACTGACGAGGGTTACATTGCCTTTGGTGCCGCCGAACTCCACGCCGTATTCAGATGCAGAAAGGTCAGTAAAGTCAGCAATTTTTTGCATGGATTCAAGTTTGAACGCAGCAAGTAACTGGCGCTGTTCGCGTGCAGCAGCAACCACGCCCATAACAACCTCATCACGCAGTTTATCGACAGGTTTAACCTGTGATTCCGGGATTAAATGTCCCTGCGCGTTAACACGATAGCCAGCAGGGATAGTATTTTGATTATTCATGTGTCTTTTCCTTTATTTAATACTGGAAAAATTAATGCTTCATTTGCTCTGGTTGATAAATACCGAATTCGGCAATTTGCCCCGTTTCGCGTAACGCCTCAACCAGCTTATTCATGGCAAGGCTGATTATCTCCTGACGGTGGTTAGCCATTACGATGGCGAGTGCGCCTGTCGGGCTGTTTTTATCACCATCAAACTCGACATGTATTTGGGAAGTGATCCCGTCAATCAGTCCTTTCTCAACAGACCTGGTGAAATCACTTTTGAACTCAAAAACGACTTTTGCCATTTTTATTTTCCTTTATTTATCGCCAGATAATCTGGCAACCATTTAATGCAGCAACCCAGACAGAACGGGTGCCGGTATCACAGCATTCCACAATGCGATTTGCAGACTTAACCAGCTCTACCGGAGGGCAGGCGATTTCAAGCAACGGACGCCGCATGAAGATTCGAATATCGGTCACACGGCTTCCACGCTGGCGAAGCCATTCCTGCGCGGCCTCCGCCATGTTGATATGTTCGGCAATACGTTCAGTAATCATTGCGTTGTCCTCTCAGCCACGCAGCAGGGTTGATACATCCACGTCCAGATCCAGATCGCGGAAAGCATCCAGAATGTATTTTTCGTTTACCCGCTCACCATTTCCGTGCGCGGTCATGGCCGCAAGACGCAGGGAGTGATTAAGAACGCGCAGCGCACCGGGTTTCTGTGCAATCTGCTGTAATAATTCCCGTTCTTTTTCTCCCTCAATCTGCCAGGCGTCTGCAATGGCCGTCACATCGTGCTTTTTGGTTTTGTTAATCGCGGTACGTTTTGCGATACGTGAAAACAGGCGGGCAAACTCCACCGTGCGGTTGCCGCCAGTCATGTTGGAATAAACCCGGTGATTTCCCATCAGTACCAGGCCAACTTGTGTTGATTCCTGCAATAAGCGCAGTTCTTCCAGCGTCTCCGCGCCCAGGTGATCGGCTTCATCAATAATGATGAGTCCCTGCGTTCCCTCCAGTCTGCGGCGCAGGGCGCGGGACAGCGGGCCTTTACGGCGCGGAGCATCATTCATCCCCAGCTCGTAAGCCAGCTCCGTCAGGCACTCAAGGACACTGGCGCAGGACGGGGTGATCGTAATCATCCAGACATTCTGATTAGTGCGACGGTATTCCCGCGCCGCTGCTGATTTGCCAACGCCCGGATTACCGCAAATAACCGCGATACTTTCCGTCAGGCGGGCGAAACGGAAATTTGTCCAGATTTGTTTCACCGTGGGCGTTTCAACGAAGCGCGGTGGCTCGGGTAATTCGGCGGCGGATTTCTGGTTATCAAGCCATCCTGCAAGCGCCTGCTCCACGCGGGCGTTATCACCGTTATATTTTTCATTCATGTAACCGCTGATCGTACCGCTGGACAGTCCCGTCTCACGGGCAACCTGTGCAAACGTCACTTTACCTGCATCAACAAATGAGCGAAGTGTTGCGCGAATATCGGAAATATTCACCGTAGCCATAAATAACTCCATTTTTAAACAGGGTTTAAATTCAAATTAAATGTGATTTAAATAACGTTCTTTCGTTTATTTAATTCCAGAATATCCAGAGAGTGGTTAATCAGTTCATCATTCTCAGTGGCTGAATCCTCATCGTATTTCGACCATGCAACGGTGTTACCTTGCGTCACGGGCCGGAAAATGCCGACAACGCGCGACTCAGGCGGCTCCGGTTCTGCCAGCCGGGGCATAAGTTCGGCAATTTCCAGCGCGTCTTTTTGTTTCTGCGCGGCAATAACAGCTTTGGTCGCAGTTTTGAGCCGTTTTTGCTGGCGTGAATATTCACGTCCGGCCTGGGTGTCATTAAATGCAACCGGGGTAAGACATTCGGCTTCGCAGATAAATTTGCCATCGAGCGTGTAGCAGTAGACGTTGCCATGCAGATTCTGAGGATCGAATCTGACAACGACTTTTTTTACCCCGGCATTCATCAACGCCATACTGTAATAAACGTTTTTCGCGCCTTTCAGCGTACCGCCAGCGGTGAGGCTGAATTCACCTTTATTGCTTACCGTGACGGCTTCGGCAGGAAGCAGGAACATGCGCAGCTGCTCGGCGGTGGGTTTGCGCACGATGGTATTTGCGAACTCGCGTTCAAATACCTGATCAAAAGACCATTTGCCCTGGCACATTTCGGTATTACGCGCTTCCTGGGCGTTAAACATCGCCACGCCTTCTGCCAGGATTTCAAGGAATAACTCTGCGTCAATGACACGCGAGCCATAATTATCGGGCTTATTCATCGGATTAGGCCCGGTGTAAGCACCCGCCAGTGCCGGGTGTTTGTCCACAAACTCTTCCAGACCGCCAACGCCGAACGCGCGTTCTATAGGCTTCGCCTGACCCCAACCTTTACCGGCAACAACTGACGTCCAGTGAATGGTTGCCCCGATGAGCGGGAACAGACCTACGGGATCGTCTTCACGAACCTTGAAGCGATAACGGTTTTTTACACCGCCAGTCAGCCACTTATTCGCCGCCGCGCGGGTGTTATCGATGGTGATATGAAAATCTTCCGGGATGCCGTACTTTTTGATGACATCCATGAATGACAACCGGATTGAATCGGTGTTTTCACTCACATCACAGCGCCAGCCCACAATTTTTCGTGTCTTAACATCCTGCCAGAACCATGTTTTTGGGCGGATCACTTCACCGTTAAACCAGCGAACAAAGACGTTATGCAGATAACCATCGCCGTTAATCCATTGCAGGGCGTTCAGATGCTCCACCGTGCGACGCTGGGCTGGCAACAGATGCATCAGGGCATGTTCGCCCTCGCGGCAGGCCACAGCCATTGCCTTATCAACGTTTTGCTGTACCCGGCGATAGGCCGTCGAGTAAGACGGGATATTCCAGCCGTGGGACTCAGCCGCAAGTTTTAGCCTTGCATAACATTTACGAAACGCGGGTTGCTCCGGGCGCAGGAAATCGGCAAGCAGAAACTGCCAGGCGTCTTCGTCAAACTCGACTTTCTTTGCTTCATGCTTTGAGCCACCGCGTTTGTCGATGAGAACGGCCACCCAGTCGGATTTAGCGTATTTCTGCACCTGGTAGTATTTGTCTCTCAGAGAGGCCGCGCTTACCTGAAACTGGCGGGCAGCTGTCTGAAAGGCAGTTTTTGCGGTAACGCCAGAGTTAATAAGCTCATCGGCTAACATGACAACAGGGTGCCATTTCCCGGCCAGTTGACGCTGTGCATCGCTGGCACTGTCCCAGCGCTGCCATAATTCCTGACGTCCATAATCCAGAGATTCAGTCTGTGGGCGGGCGATCTCAATAACGCCATGACTAGTTTCAACCTGCCCGGATTTCAAAAGTAACTCTGCGCGTGCTGCAACTGGCAAAGCTGATATATGAAATTCCAGCGCTTTTGAACCAGCACGTTTACGTCGCAGTTCTGGCTGGTTAGCCACAAGTTTCTCCAAATGGCGGCGAATGTTTACGTCATGCCCAGGGAAACATGAAACTCCCACGCATTCCTGCGCTGTTACCCATTGGTTCAACATGATGTTTTCTCCATATAACGACTTGGCCAGATATGGGCCGGGTCCATCTCCAGATACCCTGCAATAATCGCCTCATAACGAGGGATATGGCAGCGAAACACGTTGCGCATAGTGTCAGGCTTTAATCCTGCCTCTCGTGACAACTGAGAGAGCGATTTACCTTTCATGCGAACAGCTGCTTTTACCTGTTCCGCGTGCCAGTCTTGGTTTTTTGCTGACATTCTGCGATCCTTAAATGTTTACCGCTTCCGGCAACCGTTAGCGGTTACCGATTACGGTTAAAACAATAGCGCAGAAAAATGCGCAATTCAATCTCTTTGAGCATTTTTATGCTCAGTGACGTTATCGCATACAGCAACCAGATGTGACATAGGTTACAAGGAGTTACAGAATGATTGATGAAAAAGACACCGAAAATGCAGAGCGCATTTTTATATATGAAGGCATAATGCGATTTAAAGACAGGCTTGAGGAGGCGATGGGAAATGACTCAAGTCGCGTATTTGCCGCAAAATGTGGCCTTTCCGATGGGGTTATAAGGAATTATCTATCTGGTAAAACATACCCATCACTAGACAGACTTGCTCAAATAGCAAATGCTTCCGGGCGCTCTGTTGAATGGTTTATACGCGATGAAACAGTTGGTGAGGGTGAGCATAAAAATGCTCAAACCGACAAATCAACTTCATATGACCGCGACAGGCTGAAAACAAAGTTGATTGCGATTGTTGAGTTGCTAGAGGACAGAGAACTGGCCTCAGCTATTGAGTTGTTCAGAAAAAGGGGATTTGAAGCTCTCATGCCAGAGATATTTAATAACCCTGATGCGCTCAGCGAAAAGTGTGTGGCCGAACGTGATTCCGCTGGACATAGCTCGTCAGCGGCATCTTCAGGAAAAGAGCCGCTAGGCAAGAAGCATATTGGTTGATAGCCATTGCATTAGCCGTGGCTATCACTTTATCGCATACATAGTCGAAGGGAAAATTTGAAGTGGTTTTAAAAGGTTGAAACAGTAACAAACTGATTTACACACATTCGTAATTTTTGTGAACCAATAACCAGTAATCTTGATTTTATCGTGGTTCAACGTGAAGTAACTAGAATCAACATAATCACCCCTACAATCCCCACCTTAAGCACCTCCCATCAGATCCCGTTTTATTCCGTCCGTTCCCGGTTTTTATCGTATCTTTGGTGAATCATTACAACCAGGCATACCAGCCGTAAATATTGGCGGCAAAGAAAAATACCTGAAGCAACAGGCTGGCGTAGAGTTGGATCTGAAAAAAGATGATCGCGAATAGCGTCACGTTAATCAGACCGAAAAAATAGTTGCTGATCTTTTCCAGGCTGGCAAGCCCGATACACAGCAAACCCGCAACGGTGCCGACAGCTTCAATCCATGACAGGTCGTAACCGCCAGCGCCAATTGGAATATGAACCAGAATGTTCTGTGTGCTAAAAAAATCCATCTTTCCCCCAGAGCGTTTTACGTTTTACGCTCGTAGTGTAGCCGCAAATTCCAGCATACGGTTGAGCGGCAGCAGCGCCCCTTCTCGCAACGCCTGGTCAACGTGAATCTCATGGGCCTGCCTGCCCTGCTCTAACCCCTCAGCAATCGCCTTAAGGCCGTTCATCGCCATCCACGGACAATGCGCGCAGCTACGGCAGGTCGCCCCTTCTCCGGCTGTCGGCGCTTCAAGCAACTCTTTATCAGGCACCGCCTGCTGCATTTTATAGAAAATTCCCCGGTCGGTCGCCACAATAAGCTGCTTATGCGGCAGCGTGCGGGCGGCATTAATCAGCTGGCTGGTAGACCCGACGGCATCCGCCATATCGACAATCGATTGTGGCGACTCAGGATGCACCAGCACGGCGGCATCCGGGTACAAACCTTTCATCCGGGTCAACGCCTGGGTTTTAAATTCATCATGAACGATACAGGCTCCCTGCCAGCAGAGCACATCCGCGCCGGTCTGCTTTTGCACGTAATTTCCCAGGTGACGATCCGGCGCCCAGATAATTTTCTCGCCCAGACTGTCCAGATGTTCAATCAGTTCAACGGCGATACTGGAGGTAACAACCCAGTCAGCGCGGGCTTTGACGGCAGCAGACGTGTTGGCGTAAACCACTACCGTGCGATCCGGGTGGGCGTCGCAAAACGCGCTAAATTCGTCAATCGGACAGCCCAGATCCAGCGAGCATTCCGCCTGTAGAGTTGGCATCAGGATGGTTTTTTCCGGGCTGAGAATTTTGGCCGTCTCGCCCATAAAACGGACGCCAGCGACCAGCAACGTGGAGGCAGGATGTTTCGCGCCAAATCGCGCCATCTCCAGCGAGTCGGAAATGCATCCTCCGGTTTCTTCAGCCAGTTGCTGGATTTCGGGATCGGTGTAATAGTGCGCCACCATGACGGCATCGCGCGCTTTCAGCAGACGTTTGATTTTCTCGCGGTAGAATTGCTTTTCATCCACGCTTAGCGGGGTCGGTTTCGGCGGAAACGGATAGATTGCGGCTTCCGGGTCAAACATTACGCTCAT